TGGGAATCCAAATTCTTTTATCGCATTGGCAAGTTCTATGGTGATCATCTAGTCTTTCCTCGCATCTTCTTTGCCTTCGTTGGCGGCAAGTCTATCCACATTGGGTTTAACTCCTGTCACGTGTGACAGCAAAGCATCTATCTTGACCAGGTCATTGTTCATGGTCTGCACTCTGTTGTCCAGTGCCTGTATGATGTTTTTAAGACCATTCACAGAACCTGTCACAGTTGCCAATATGAATTTTAAAATGATGAATATGAATACACCTGATGCCACAGCACCAGCAATGGGAAATCCTACTTCTGAAACAAATTGTAAAAAGTTCATTATGTAGGTATTTATCTACCTAACAGTGTATAGAGTAAACCTACTATTAAAATTGCTGATGGAATAGCACTGGCAATGATCAACATCTTGTCTTTGACAGCCTGTTTGGCTCTCTTTTTGGCTCCGCTGATGCCGTATGTTACACTTTTCCATTCGCAGTGGTTGTATGGCCACATACTTTTTCTCCTTTTGTCAAAGGGCCTAGTATTTCTATTAGGCCCTGTGATTTGTGATTGATTACTTCTTGATACCGTTAAAGAAAGTTTCTGTAAACTTCTGAACGTTCTCTTGATACTGTTTGAAGTTTTCTTGAATTGCTTCAGGTTTGATTGACTCCTGAATCTTTTCATTGAACTTCTTCACATTTTCAACCAACATCTGAGTGTTCTCACCAATTGAAGAGCCATTAGTTACAAACTCATTGAACTTCTGTGCTGTCGCAATGATGTCCTCTGCTTGGATCGATGGATACTTAAATTCAGTCACCACTTGATCACCTTCTTTTCTTACAGATTGTTCGTACTCGTTGTACTTGATTGAATAGTTGAACTCAGCGATCTGTTTCGCTAGTCCTAATAGATCGGCTCTGATTTCATAGCCGTTTCTTGTGCTGTTTGCCATTGTTTTTCTCCTTTTTTGTGTGTTTGTGTGTTGTTATATCAACAATGTGCTAGTAATATAACACGTTTATTTATATCTGTCAAGAGCTCAAATTAAAAGATTGACAACCAAAATAGCATCTGTTATACTATGAACACTTACTTTATTATTGTGGTGTAATCGGTAAATAATAAAAAGCAGGGCAGAATTATGAAAAAACGTACCAGAAGCATATTGGATGAGTTGCGAAATATAGGCAGAATCAACGACAGTGATGCCTTTATTGAAACCACAGGCTCCAACATCATTGAAAGTGCTGTGAATCTATTGAACACCATTAGAGAAAACTATCCAGAAGAACAAGCACAGGAATTGGAAAGACGTTTTTTAAATTCTATTCGCAACAAAGAAGCAAAGAAATTTCAAGTGGGTGTGAAGAAAATAATTGAAAGCAAAAAATCAAATGATTCTTAAAGAAGGCGGAAATGTATTCAAAGATCCCAACGGACAACTTGCCACTCAACGCATAAACAAAGCGGATGTGGCTCCCACTCTTGCCTGGTTGGAAAAAATCACTGGATTAGATTTACAAAACAATATGCTGGGCACCACAGGCAAAGCACCCACATCAGGTGACTTGGATGTGGCAGTGGATCAAGCCAACACAACCAAAGATCAATTGGCAGACAAATTGAGCCAGTGGGCCATACAGAACAAACAGGATCCTAAACTGTGGGTTAAGAAAAGCGGAATATCAGTTCACTTCAAAACTCCCATCAGAGGCAGTGCCAAGAATGGATATGTACAAACAGATTTGATGTTTGGTGATCCAGACTGGATGCGTTGGAGTTTACAAGGTGGTGAACCTGGATCGGAATACAAAGGTGCAGACAGACACGTGATGATGGCTTCCATTGCCAAGCCACTTGGATACAAATGGAGTCACAAAGCAGGACTGTTGGACAGAGAGACCAATGAAGTGATCACAAAGGATCCCAACAAGATTGCTGAATTACTTTTAGGTAAAGGAGCAACTGCTAACGATCTCAACACTGTGGAAACCATACACGCAAAAATTAAAGGAAGATCTGATTACGATCAACTGGTGGCTGATGTGAAAGATTCATTTGCTAAGATGGGTAAAACATTGCCTGAAAGTATCACAGGTCCAATCAGTTGGTTCAGAACAATGATCAACAGATTGAAAATATGAGACTCGTAGAATTCAAAGAAACAGATAGAAAAAATCTAGCATTAAAAGAATCAAGAATTCAACACGCAGAAGATTTAATTTTCTGGGAAGGTTCACGTGGTGCGTCTAGAGCCATTCAACAGTTGGAGCAACTGACCAAAAGCACACAATCACTCACAATCAAATGGGATGGTTCACCTGCTGTGGTGTTTGGAAGAAATCCCAACGGAGAATTCATATTCACTGACAAAGCAGGCTTTGTGGCAAAAAGTTATGATGGCAGAGCAACCAATCCAGAAGACTTAAAAGGTGTAATCACATCTAGAGGCAAAGATCCTACCAAGAAAAAAGCACAGGCACAGTATGCCGCCAAGATGGCTTCAGTGTTCAACACTGTGGCAGAAGCAGTGCCAGAAAACTTCCAAGGATATTTTGTGGGAGATATGCTGTATTTTCAGACTCCAAAGAAAGCAGGCAATAATTTTGTGTTCAAACCCAATGTGGTTGAATACAGAGTGAATGTGAACAGCGACATAGGAAAAAAGATAGCACAAAGCAAAGTGGGAGTGGTGATACATCACACCATGACTGAAGATGGAAAAATACTACCCATCAAAGATTTAGACATGATTCAAGGTTCAGTGTTGGCAATACCACCAACCACTGTGAACAAGAAAGAATCCATTCAAGTTAAAGGTTTGGATCAATTGAAGTCATTGGTACAAAACAGTGGAGCAGACATTGACAAACTGTTGAACAAAAACAAATTGACTCAGATGAAATTGACAGATATGCCCAACATATTGTACACCTATACCAACAGCAAAGTGGACACAGGATTAACAAGACTGGGAGAAGATTTTATACAATGGTTGCAGAACAGTTCTGTGAGTGCACCTAAAAAAGCACGTATCACAGAATATGTGAAAGGCAACATGACAGCATTCAGCAAACTTTGGGTTTTGGTTGGCGGAATAATGAAAGTGAAAGACAACATCATACAACAGTTGGACACAGCACAAGGAGATATCTCAGCCACCATCAATGGAAAACCAGGTGGAGAAGGTTATGTGTTGGGATCACCAGAAGGCAACATCAAATTGGTCAACAGATCCGGCTTCACCAAAGCCAACAGAGCGATAAATAGATAAGGAGAACACAATGAAAGCAAAAGAGTTTATTAAAGAGTTTAGAGATATTGACCCAGCAGACGATCCAAATGCGGGTATGGACAAAGAATTCAAACAGGATTCCATATTCAATCAATTGGGCAAAATATTGGACAGTAGAGGCAATCCAAATCCATTAGACACAGTTGTGACTGATGATGGCAAAAAGTTCAAAGTTTCTATGAATCAAGCCACAATGTTGAGAAGATTGTTGACTGCTCCAAGTGTAAAACCACAAGTTAAGGCACAGTTCACAAAAGATCTACAACAGAGTCAAACACTTGAGAAGTTTTTACAATCAAAAGACATGGTAGAGTTGTTTATTTCTATGTACAATGTAGAACAATCTGAGCCAAGTCATTACGACAAATTCGACGATTAACCACAGGATTTGTCTGTTCAAATTATGACGACAAAACTTACAGAACCAACTGAAAACACATTGGACTTTTTGAGTTCATTGTTTGAAGCACGTATGACTCGTGACTCCGGTGACCACAAGGTACTCACTTACACAGACTGTTCAGAGAGATTGTATCTCACACTGTTGATACTGCAACTGCTTAATCAATATCCCACATACAGACAATTGGCATCCAAATATGCTAGGGACACCAAACATTCAAACTACAACAGATTCAGAATGTATTCAACTGACCTATACAATTTTGTGTATTTTGTGACAGGCGATGATGAAGCATTAAACAAGTTGAAAGATCCAGAAGGAGCCAAGGCAATGCGTAAAAGAACATCATTCCCTACAATGGCGTTCAACAGATACATCATGGCTCTTCAGCAGGGTTTGATTGCTCCCAGCACCATGCAGGTGTTCTTAAACATTGAAAATGGATTGCGTATTGTGAACACAGATTACAAAGCCATCAGACGAAATCTTTTTCAATTCAGCACAATCACTGAACGTGAGAAACAGAATTTAGTAACCAGACTGTTACACGCGGCAAGAGCCAAACTGAGAAGTTCAGACATCATAGAGCATCTTGAAAAATTAGCATCAGATAGGAATCTAGAAACAGGCAGAGTGGATGACAGAGAACCCACAGTCAGCACACCAGACATCAGCACACAAGGCAGAGATCTTGCCATGTACAGATACTTGGTGGGAGGTTCTAACATTGTGGCAACCAAACGTTTTATAGACTTGGCATTGGCTGGTAAATCAATTCCCAGCAGTGTGGTTCAAGCCTATCTACCTGCAATCAAATTGATTGATGATATTGTTAAAGCAGGACCATCTCATGTGAGTGTGCTCAAGGCATTACAAAAAAGAGCCCAAAAGAGCCGTAAATAATATAGTAGCACACAAATCTTACCAAAAATCGCTAAATATCTTTAACCAATCCACTGAGCGTGGATGGCCATTAAAAAAGAGAAAAAAGGAGAAAAACAATGGCAA